GGGTCGTTAAGGATCTTATCCTCGTCCAAGTCCATAGAGGCTGCTAGCTCACGCAGGATGTAATCGTACTTTACAAAGGGCTGCATTGTTGGGTTTGAAGACATCTGCATAAACTGTAGAAGACGTTGGCTACGGATTTCATTACGCATCAAGCTTTCAGTACCCTTGGCACTTACTTCTAGATCGCCCTTGGCGTATTCTTCATCAAAGTTAAACTGCATGTTAAATGCAAACAGTGACTTACCTAAGGGTGCTAGTAGGTAGTCATCTACGTTACTGACCACAGCCTTAATACTCATAGCAGCTGCGCCCATAAGCATGGACATGCCAGAAGCTGTACGCCCTACCCCGGTAACTCCAGTAGAGCCGTGGGAGAAAGATGGGATGCCTGTGGCTTCATCGGCAAGCTGCCGGGCTTTATCAAACATCATGATGAGTTCTTGGCTTACGTTAGGGAACTTAGTTCCAAAGATGGCCTGGCCTGGAGCCCCTGCTTGTCTCCGGAAGACTTTACCCGGGTAAATTTCCATATCTTGGCCTGGTACAAGGTTAGTTTCATCAACCTCCACCAACAGGTTTCCAGACAGGGCGGCATTATCGATTGCCATCCGCATAGTCCCATTCATCACGAGCTGCGTGTCTTCCATATTCTCAGCTACGCCGACGCCAAAGAAGCTGTACGGGTTCAGTTCGAATGGAACGCTGTGATAGGGAATACGGCTAGGTGTGAACGGATTAACGACTAGTCGCAGGATCTGCCCGTTACATATCCAAATGTTAACTTGTACCTCTGTACGATCTTCTAATTCTTCTGGGATCTCAAGGCCGGCTTCTTCCGCAATCTCAACATCAAGCATACCCCAATACTCCAAGATCTCAAATCGATCTACGTCATTGGTATTAGCGTTATCTTCGAGCACATCTTCCCAATACTCACGTACATAGTTAGAACCGTAGCTCACCGCCAATTCGATACTCTCTTCACGGAAGTGTGGGCGGTTCTTTAGGCCGCGTAGATTAGTACGGCTCATGCGATGACGCTGAATTGTGTATTCAGCCTCTGACATGTTACGTGAATCAGGATCTGGGTAGAAATCCCATATACTTACGGACTCAACCTTCGGAATTGTCTTAAATTCAGGTGAATATGTGCCGTTTTGGTCCCAATGAGGGTATTCTTTATCATAGGCAAATGGGCCCTTAATGATGCCCGTTCCGAACAAAGAGCACTCAAAAGACATAGTTCTAAGGTGTTTAGAGGCCTGACTTTCCTCTAATTGGTCGTGCATCATCTTTTCCATCATCATAGCGGCCTTTTTTGCAGGCTCGAAGGTGATGGCAGACGGGGAAGTACCAGGACCGGAGTTTAATTCATCGTGTACCGGCTCCGTGATGTCCTTATAGACACCCAAATCTTTCTCAATGGCAGGTCGAGTGTACTTACGGCGTACTTTATACTCTACATCAGCCTTTTCTTGGACTTTTTTATCCGTAATCTGGTTCGGGTCGTAATTTACCTCACCAGCTACGTTTGCGGGAGACTTTCGAGGCTCAATACCTACAGGAAACTTGTTACCTGCGAATAAAACATCAACGATTTGGGCATACGCAGCTAAAACCTTAGTTTTAGTGATCTTAACAAACGCTTTAGACTTCTCAGTAGAGGTAAACTGAACCTCAGGGCCGTATAATCCCCGATAATTGCGATATGCCATAAGCCAACGGGTCTCATCAGACATCCGGTGCTCTTTAGACCGACGAAAAGCGGTTTCAACTAGAGAAACTACACCTCCGTATTCCGTATTTTCAGATTCAACGTCTCCGTCTTCTTCCAAAACAGCTACATTAGCAAGTTCCGTCAGATCTTCAGCGTTAGTCTTATCTTCGGGGGGATTCATGAAGGCCATTGGGCTTCCTTTTAGCTATTAGCGGTGTTTCAGTAGCCGAATGACATATCAGCGGGACGATATGGTTGGATCGGGACGCCTCTACCCATATCGAAAGGGGAAGCGGCTCTCGGACGACTCATTACGCCGTATCTGACGCTGTCGTATGCGTGATCTGTAGCGTAGCGAGGGTCGATATCGTCAGAACCCCGGGGGTCGGAAGGTATTACAGGTAAGTCTGCGATTATCTGACGGCAGGTATCAAAAAATACGAGACCTGGAGTATCAGTTTCTTCGTTAATCTTTAGGCGTTGGTGGAATTGGTTCTTACCAGCTACTCGTGCACCAGCGGTTCGATCAGACGGACGCCAACGACAGCCCATTGCAATCATTTCTTCAGCAATGCTAGGTCCAATCTGGCCCCGGTTATGCCAACAAGAGCTGTCTAGTACGCCGTAGCTTATAGATTCACCCTTTTCAGCTTCCATAACCGCCGCACCAAGGTCTTTTCCCGTATGTTTTGATACGTATAGCTCTCTGTAGCAGTATAAAGTCTCATAGCTAGGATCGATGGCAAACCAGTGGACGGCAGAGTAACTACTGTAGCCGTAATCGCAGCTTCTAAAGCGTCGCCATTCACTCGGTATCTCAAACGGTTCAATGACGTGCTTAGTTTTCTTAAACTCAGGGAAAGCCGCTCCGTCAGCCACAGCCCAATCGCCCTCAAGTAACTGTCTACGCTGGTTTTCAGGTAACGATAACAGGTTGGCTTCGTATGCGCCGTCAGCTGTTAAGTACGGATTGTCGTACAAGCTAGCGGGTATAAATCGACGGGTAAAAAGGGGCTCACCAGCACGTTCATGGGACTCAGGATAAACAAGAGGCTTACCAGTATCTAAGTCGGTAGCATTAAACGGGCGATTTTCAGGCGCAGGGTCAATGAACATTTTCTTAACCCAACCATGACCAGGGCCACCAGGGTTTGTAGTTGCCCGCATGAACGTCGGCAGCGTTTGATCTGTAGTTCTCAAGCGACTCCGCATGTAGTCGAACGCGAAGCTTGTAGGGTGTTGCGTCAGCTCGTCAAAGGCTACGTAGCTAAAAGCTTGGCCCTGGTAACGAAGAACGTCTTCAGGCCTGTCGAGGTACGTAAGCCAAATCCTAGCACCACTAGGGAACGTCCACTGGCTCTTCTTCTCAGCCCATTTGGAACCTGGATAAGCTTGAGGATATAGTTCCTGCGTCTTCCAGACAATCTCACGCAATTCATCGTTAGTTCGGCGTAAAATAATACCGTTGAAGTTACCATTACCGAAGTACCGCATAGGGTCTGCAATAAGGGCCATCGTCTTGCCACCACCGGCAGCACCGCCGTACAAAACTTCCTTTTCGTTTGCCGCTAGGAAGTCTGTCTGTGGACCAGCGTTCGGAGCAAATACAACTGTACGCTCTTCTTTCTGTTCCTCAATAGTATCAAAATTTAGACTGTCAGATAGTGGAACAATCGTAGCAAGCTCTTCGGGGTTATCTTTATCAACCCAGTTTGCCAGCTTCTTCTGTTGCATCACTAGTACACGTTTAGCATCAGCTGCCTTACGTTTAACCTTAGCCTTAGCCTTCGCAGGACCAGTCTTAGGGGCTAGACGCTTGCGCTCTTTCTTCTGCTTCTTTTCACGAGCATTGTCTGGCAACTTGCCTCGACGATCTTTCCAGATTCGATTAATGCCCTGGTGGCTAATGCTTGTGCCAGTCTTCTCGGTAAGCCATGCTGCAGTTTCGCGTAGGCTACCACCCTGATCGATATGATCAAAAGCTTCACGTATAAACGGTACAAACTCAGGGTCAGCCACGCAGATACAAGGATCTTCTTTAGTAGGCATGTAACCATAAGCAATTCGAGAGCTTGGATTAGCTCTACGCTTTACCGGGAAATCTGGATCTTCAATCATTCAGAGCTTTGCTTAGGGGGAAGAATAAACATGGCACCTTCAGGGCCCGTTACTTCCATCTTCTCTTTTTTAACAACACCAGCACGATCAAGTAGCTCTTTAGCTGCAGCCACAGTATTACGTGCGCCCAGCGCAGAAGGATCATCTAATACACCAATCATACCCAGCGCAGCCTTAGGTGCATTGAGTGCCAGTAGCATTTGCGCAGAGGCTGCTATCTCGTCAGCAACAGGTGCCATAGCCTCTCGAATAGACGTGGAGTCACTGTAACCAGAAACACGCATAGCCTGGCGTACGTTTCCTTTAGCCTCACCTAGTAAAGCTTCGATGAACTTCTCTTGGCGTTCAGACAGCTTCTTCTCAGTCATTTGTTTAAACCTTTATTCATGAGTTCCGCATCTTAAAGAAAAGAAAACCTACTGCCGCAGAGACCACTATCCAGAACACTCTCTCTGCAAATCTGAGGGTCTGACCGTTAACACCTTGGGTCTTTTCGAGGCGTTCAATACGATCTGCGTTACGAACCTGTAAAGTGTCGTAGCTGTCCATTCGTTTGAACAAGGACACCATACGCTCCTCCATGCGAGCAAAAGCCACTATAGCCTCACCCATCTCGTCGAGCTTCTTTTCAATACGCTCAAGGCGGCTATCCGTGGGCACAGGTGCTACCTACTTTTTCTTAGATTTAGATTTAGCGGATTTAGGCCATCCAGCCTTCATGTCCTTGTAGGCGTTATCGCTCACAGTAGACTTGCTTTTAGGGCGGCTAGTGCCATCCTTTTTACGCTTGTTCATGTTCTTAACCAGAGACATATAGACCTCACATTTTATATACGTAGAAAAGGTAGAAAGCTCCGATTGCAGAGCCAATAAGGACAACAACAAAGGCAAAGATCGTTAAACCTTCGACTAATTCTTCTC